TAGCTCATAACAATTGAATGATATACATAGCTGTGGGGCGGGATCAAAGAGTTGATCTCGTCTTTCGTAAAATAATCATTTATAACAGGGCTCTCTTTTAATAACCCAGATAAATAATTATAGTACTCGTAACCCCATAAAGAAGCAAAGCGCAAAGCTTCATGGATGTTTGTACAAAATTGGTTTAAATCGACTTCTGCGTTTCCTTTTGGTTTGTAAAAAGTTAATTGATTTTGAATTGTTTTCTTATCTATCCCAGGAACATACATATGAGGATTGACATTATTAACAAAACTTCTTTTTAAAAAAGTAATTTCATCAAATCTGTCTTCAGGAGTTAGATCAGGTGACTTATCAGGCATAGTTGCTTTCATCCCAAAAAGAGATGCTGTTTTTGCTACTTCAATTCTATCAAATTTGTCTGTTAAATTATTGTAATAACTATTAGTATTTGCTTTCACACCACAAAGATTGTCATCACCCATAAATACTGCTATTATATCTCTACCTAAACACTCTAATGGAATATCTAACCTAATACATGTCAAAGCAAAAAGGATTGTATTAACTATGATGTTTGAAATTGTGGTCATACCACATGGAACGCCAGATGGAAGACCATGATGATCAGTGTATACAATATCTTTATATATATGTTGAGTATGTATACACTCCCACCATAGAACTCTTCTTATCTGACACTCTTCTTCAGTAGCACCATAAGATAAATACCAATCATTTATAGCTTCAATCATGATTTCATGGAGGATTGGAGGAATTGAACTATCATATGCTGTATAATCTATACCGAATACCCTCTTACAATCTTTTAACTCTAACCCTAATTCAGGAAATAATTGAATTTCATCACAAGCCAATGCAGAAAATAATTTAGGTCCAGCGTTAACTGGATCTGTATATAAAAGTCGAAATGAACCAAAATATTGAGCAAACAATACCATATAGTCTAGTTGGAAATAATTGACTATTCTTGAACTACCGCTCTCTACTTTGGGAATTGTTCTTAGTTCATCTTTTACTGAATCTCCACAAAATGAATCATCAGGCACCATGCTATTTCTAGCCAGTTCCAAACGATAATTCATTCGATCAGTCAAGACAGATTTAGGAGTATAGACCTTCAAACCTGGACGAGGTTCTATATGAGGATTTTCATTTAAGTATGAAACTGTATAAAAATCTTCATCTAAAACTTCTTCATCAAAAAATGGGAATTTACCTTTTCCAACTTTATTATAAATTGGACCAGCACTCTTGTTCATGAGTAACCCAGTTTCTCGAGTCCATTTTGTTTTCCAGCCTGAGTCAAAACCATTTACTACATCATAAATGGGTAGCACTCCTACCTCTC